AGCCCCCCAGTGGGCTACTCGCGGTATTGCTACCGATCATGTCATCTGAATTGATTACTCAGAATCCTGATATGATTCCCAGGACTTATCATCCTGAGCTGGGTTTGGGTCGCTGTGAAGCGACGTGAACTGCAACGATATCGTTTGATCAACTTTATCGTTGCGTCTCCCTGGAGCACTTATGCGCACTCGTGTCGACGATAAACGAGTCTTGACCGCTACAAAATGGCGGTTCTATGACTCTTATGTAACCCCCCAACCTGCGTATTCCACTGGTGTGGTCTCTGCAGGTGAGTTGGTTACTGTCGTTGACGTAGTGAACTCTCGTTTCCAGGAACGTTCGAAGCGTGGTGAAGTGATTAACACTCCCTTCTACCTAGTCAGACAAAGTACTGTCCCGTCACCGGGACCTCTGCTAACATCTAGACAAAGTCCGAGTTCTGAGTTTGTTGGGGACCTTTCTGGTTCCTTCTTTCCCAGTTCGGACTCGCTGCCTGGTATCTTGGGTTCAATGCCCTCGTTATTAGGTATACCGAATGACCACACGGACATGCGTACACGTGTGGGGACGAGTGCTATGGCTAAAGTTGCTGGGGCTAAATACCCCGGCTTGGTGTCCGTAGGCGAACTAGGGGAAACCCTTCGTTACCTGCGCAATCCAATTGCAACCGGTTTGAAACTTGCATCGGCGATTGAGCGTAAGCTTTCTCGTCGTGTTCTAAAGAACGGCAAATATCAACCTGGTTTGCTAGCCAAGCAGTTGGATCAGCGTCCATCAAAGTCTATCAGTGAAGAGCTATCTAGCCTTTACTTAGAAACTATGTATGGAATGCGACCTCTCGTGAGAGAGATCTCTGATCTTGTAGAAGCGCTCACCGTGCAAACGGTGACACATCCCCGTGAGACCGTGAGGTCTCAAGAGGATAACACATGGCAAGGATCACTTACTCGGAGTTCTTCCGAGGCGGGGATCGCTTTCAATGAAACTTTAGAGTACTCTAAGAAAGTTGTGGTGCGTGCAGGTTGCATGTATCACTTCTACTCTGAGCTCGACAGTTCCAATCGTGAGTGGGGGGTACGTCTTACTGACGTACCGAGTGCCTTATGGGCACTCACGCCAAGTTCGTTTGTTGTTGACTGGTTTCTTAACACAAATCAGGTGATAGCAGCGCTAACTCCCATCCATGGTCTTGTCAAAGATGCCGTTTGGACGAGTGTTTCCGTTGAGGAAACACTATATAGAAAGGCCTCGGGGTATAATATACCTTCGTGGGCTTCTACGAAATCGTCTGGCGGGACATCATCGTCCTCAATCCGTCTTATACGGAAGGAAAGAACGCCGACTACTATAGTCGGCCTAGCACCAACCAAGATAACATCTGGGTTAGTGGATCTCTCATTGAGTCAAACGACATCGCTATTCGCAATGTTGACTCAGCGCATGGTCCCGTTGATTCGGGATCTCGGGAAATCCTACGCAATTACGCGTGGCCTGAAATAATGCGTTTTCTTTCAACCTTTCTTATTTAGGAGCCTCTATGGCTATCGTCGTTAATACAAAGTCCTACACTCGTGATGTGAGCGCTTCTGGTTCATCTGTCCCCTACATCGGCCCGGATAATACCGTGTCTGTGAAGGATAAGATGGACCTGGCACGCATCTCCCCAAAAGCAACGAACACCTTTTCTGGTGTCGCTCGCTCGGAAGGGAAGATCACTCGCACTGCGACTCTTACCAACGCCAAATCCCCAACTTGGGACGCGATCGGCAAAGCCAATATCACCTTTCCGGTGGGCATGGCTGCCGCTGATATGGACACTTTTCTGACTGACTTTGCTAGCTTTGTTGCTAGCTCAGAGTTCAAGACCCTCGCGAAAACTCACGTTTTTGCAGCCTAATCGGGCTGCCGTGACTGCGAAGGAATTGTTCTTAGGAGTAATGCTAATTTTTGCATTCCTCCTTATCATCAGAAAAGACCTGGGTTTTATACCCCAGGAAGGAGTCCATTATGTTCCCCAAAAGACGGTTACAGTACCACCCGGTGCTGGACGTGCAGACCCAGAAGCTCCTTTGGAGTAATGTGGTCTATGAGGCAGTAACCCACAACGGTTACGAGATTGACTTGAAGCTTAAGGTTTTAACCTGGCTCGCAGATGGTCGTGATGACCTCCTGATCAATCTCGCTGATGAATTGTCTTCTGTCGTACATGAAGACCGCGAGCAGCATTTTCTCGCGCATCAGTTAGCCGCCCTAATCCGAAAGTTCCCACATCTGTCTCTAGGCACCAACCCAACGGTTGTATGTCGCGAGAATCTCCGTTCAACCGAATGGAGAGCGAAATGGACGAACCGTAAGATTCGAGCAGCTAGGCGGCGACCAAGTAGTATTGACAACTTGGTTCATTACGCGCGTCAGTACATTATTCGTGTACTCTCCAGGGGAGAGCCGTATGATGAGACTGGCTTTCGCGTTCCTACACCGAATCTGAAAAGGATTCTTAGTAGGTGCTCGCTAACCGGTGGAAGCGTAGTCGGTGTGCATGGAGATGCTACCAACGTCTTGAGGAAACTCGAGAGTGATTGGTCCTGCACCCCAGACTGCTACTCATTAGCACTCGCCGCAGTTGCGCATAACGCGCAACTTAGTGAAATGCTCCTGATTGACGATCGGGAGTTTGTTTGCTGGGACCATGACGCCTACGCGTCTAAGTTTGCGGATAAGGTAGTGTTTGTGGACGCCAATAAAGGTGATTCTGTCGCAAAAACAGCGAAAACCGATCGCGGTATCGCTGTTGAGCCATGGCTCAATCTTTTTGTCCAAACAGGAATCAATGCTGTTATGCGGGATAAGCTTGCCCAGTGTGGTCTAGATCTTTCGTCTCAAAAGACGAATCAAGATCTAGCACTCCATGCTACGGCTGAGTTAACTGACCCAGACGGTTATTGCACGATTGACCTCAGCAACGCGAGTGATTCACTTGCGACTGAAGTTGTTCGCGAGCTGCTCCCTCCCGAGTGGTTCGAACTCCTTAATAGGGCCCGTTCTCGGTTCACTAGATTTTCTGGTGAAGAAGGATACGCTGCAACCGAAAGGTTCTGTAGCATGGGTAATGGCTTTTGCTTCCCGCTCCAGACTCTTATTTTCGCTTCAATCATTTACGCGTCTGCTCGTGAGAGCGGATACGATTCACCTGAGGACTTCAGTGTCTACGGTGATGACTTGATTGTGCGTAAGGCGATTTTTGAGAATGTCATCAAGAACCTTAGGGCTCTTGGGTTCCAGCCTAACAGCCGGAAGACATTTTCAGATGGACCCTTTCGTGAGAGTTGTGGGGTGGATGCACATAGCGGCACAGACGTACGGCCGATTTATTGTGACGGGTTCGAATCCGTCTCAAAGGTTTATAACCTTTACAATCAATCGATTAGACGCACTTATGCGAGCGAGTACTTTTCGACAATCCGAATCTACCTTCGCAGGTGGATGAAGAAGAATCGAAAACCGTTCGACCTCGTATGCCCTTATGATCCAACCGTGAGGTTAGACAAAGAGGGTAGAGTGGATGGCGCCTTTTGGGTGCCATTTGACGAAGCGATGACAAGTCGCGACGCACGTTATCACATTGACACCGGGTCGTGGAGCTTTACGCTCCTGTATCCCGAGACAAAGTGTGACCAAGCTGAGATCAACCCATCGCACCCTGCGATGAAAATTGGTCTTTTGTGGGCTGCCCTCACGGGCGGCTCATCAGCTTCACCGTTCGTTCTTAGGTACTCCCAGGCGTTTCGAAAGAAACGTTATTGGGGACCATCAGGCTGGTTGCCTGAGGTCTCGTATACCTAATCACATATCCTTTTT